TCACCACGTGCTGGCGGGCTCGCGCCGCGAGGACTGCCAGCCTGGAGGCCCGGGACGGTGACCTGGCCTGCCACGCCGCCACGGCCTGCCCGATCAGCGAACGGCGCCGTGCAGGCGCAGCCGCGACCGCCACCGGGCCTCCCTAAGGCATCATGGGATGTACGCGATGCGCACAACTGTACGCGCCTGTTCGCATCGCGCACAAGAAAGGAGCCGGTTCATGGGCCTGCGGGACGCGAGCGAACTGCTCCGCAGCCGCGTCGACACGACCATCGAAGCCCTCCAGCTCGACGACCGGGACGCCGCGGCGGTGAAACTCGCCCGCCAGTACGCCGACCTGATCGACGCCGCCCACGACGGGGACCGCGCCGACCGGGCGTACGCGCTCCGCTGGATCGGCCCGCTCCTCCTCGACACTCTCACCGAGCTCGGCGCCACACCCGCCGCCCGCGCCCGCGTCAAGAAGGGACCAGCCGTCCCCGATGGCAAGCCGAACCAGCTCAGCCAGCTCAGGGCAGCGCGCGCGTCCCGCCGCGGCTAAACGCAGGCTGCACGGCCGCACCGAACCGCGCCTATACACGCCGCCGCTCCGGCCGCTCAACCGCCGCACCTCCCTCGGCTTCGAATGCGCCGACTTCCAGCAGATCGCCGGGGAACCATTCCTGCCCTGGCAGCGGTGGCTCAACATCCACGCCCTCGAAACCATCCCCGGCGGGGACTACCGGTTCCGGATCATCCTCGTCCTCGTCGCCCGGCAGAACGGGAAATCATCTGGCAAACGCGGCACGACGCTCTGGCGCATGTACATGCAGCCCAGATCCCGCATCCTCGGCGTCGCCCAGGAAGTCGGCCTTGCCCGCGAGCAATGGAACCTCGCCCAGGACACCATCCACGCCGCCCCCGACCTCGCCGCCGAATTCCTGAAACCCCGCAACGTCAACGGCGACGAGATGTTCTGGATCGCCAACGGCTCCCGTTACAAGATCGGCGCCGCCAACCGCAAAGCAGGCCGCGGCGGCAGCAACGACGAAGTCAACATCGACGAACTCCGCGAGCAACGATCCTGGGACGCCTGGGCAGCCCTCTCCAAGACAACCATGGCCAAGCGCAACAGCCAGATCTGGTGCATGTCCAACGCAGGCGATGACAGCTCCGTCGTCCTCAACCAGCTCCGCGACACCGCGCTATCCGGCCGCGGCGACGAAATCGGGCTCGGCCTGTTCGAATGGTCCGCCGAGGACGGCTGCGAACTCGACGACACCAGAGCATGGCAGCAAGCCAACCCCGGCCTCGGATATATCGTCAGCGAAGCCGCCATCCGCACCGCGCTCGGCACCGACCCGCCCGACGTGTTCCGCACCGAAGTCCTCTGCCAGCGGGTCATCAACGTTGACAGCGCCATCGACCAGGCCGCCTGGCGGGACTGCGCCGACCACGCCGGCACCATGAACGCGCTCAAAGGCCGGGTCGCGGTCTGCTTCGACGCCGCACCCGACGGGCAGCACGCCACGCTCGCCGCCGCCGCGCAGCTCCCCGACAACCGGATCCGCGTCGAGATCATCCAAGCCTGGCGGACCGCCGACGAAGCCCGCCACGACCTCGACCCGCTGTTCGACCAGATCAAACCCCGCGTCATCGCCTGGTACCCCGCCGGACCCGCAGCCGCCCTCGCCCCCATCTTCCTCAAACGAGCCCGCAGCCTCGAACTCAGCGGCCTCAAAGCCCCCCAAGCCTGCCAGGGGCTCGCCGACCTCGTCCGCGGCCGCCAGATCATCCAGCCCGACGACCCGCTCCTCAACGCCCACATCGCCGGCGCCACCAAACTCCCGTCAGGTGACGGATGGCGGTTCACCCGCCGCGGCGGACCGCAGGCCGGGCACGTCGACGCCGCCTATGCGGCCGCCGGATCCATCCACGCCGCACTGACACTCCCCAGACCGCTGCGACCAGCCATCCGGGTACTAGGCGCCTGATATCCGGCAGGTATCTGTACGCATCGCGCACATAATTTGTGCGCATCACGAACATATCAGCGGTTACGCGGCGTAACGGACGGACCCGCCGTCACGCTCCGTAGTCGTAACAGAGAGTGACGAAACACACGAATACCTTTTTATGTGGCCATGGTCGAATATGCGTTCGAACGCCGACGCCGCGGGGGAGGGAGGGTCAGGAAGATCGCGACTCTGTCCGGCTAGAAGTGATGGACTTTTTTTTCGAACATCCGTTCTTCGAACGCGGATTCGAAATATTCCGCTCCTCGACTACGGATGGTGACCGGTTCCCTGTGTCACGCTCTGTGAAGTGGCCTTTGATGGTGACCATCCGTGACTACTCAGCCAATGAGCAGCATCTGAGCAGTACCTAGATGGGCGCCTCGTCTGCTGTTGCAACGCAGGTGAGCTAGGCGGAGGTTCTCCAGGCAGTTCACATCAGGCCCGTCCTGATCTGTCCACAGGTTTCTCGGCACGATGTGGTCGATGCTTGGCCGGCGTGGCCCGGTGCGCGCGCGGATTCTCCTATCGGAATAAGCGCAGTCAGGGATCTTGCAGCGATCATTGTCACGCTGCGCTATGTAGGCGAGGACGCTGGCGCCGAGCGCTGATGTGCGGCCTTGCGCCGGGTTCGGCTTCCGGGGCGGCAGCTGCTTAGGGCTGATCAGGAGCGGGCCGCCTGTCCATTGCTCAGGACTGATCCGGATACGCACACGCGGCGGGGGGCCGCCTCTCCATCCTGTCGCCATCACTTCACCATCTCGTTCTCGGTGCGGGTTGCGGGTCGCGTGCTGTCTGCGTGCGTGTCCCGCGTATCCGGGTGGGGTCACCCAGGTGCTGGTTGCAGGGTGTGCACGCTGCGATCAGGTTCGCGTCCTGGTCGCCGGCGTCTTTGCCGTGTATGTGGTGGACGCTGTCGGCGATGGTGCGGCAGATCCCGGGGTAGCGGAGCTGGCAGCGGTGCTGGTCGCGTGCGAGGATCCGGGCGCGGATCTTCCGCCAGCTGCGGGTGCTGCCGCCTTGCCATGGCATCAGCGTGTCGCTTCCGGGCATGGCCATTGGTGGCCGAAGACAAGCGGGTCATGGCAGTCGCACGCCTCAGCCAGGCCGGTCACTGAATCACGCGCCTGTTCGCGTAATGCTCATCTTCCCGGTTGAGCCGGGCCAGTTTCCGTCTGGCGACCTTCCCGGCGCGCCGCTGACTGCCAGTGACTAGCGCTCCGGATCGCAAGCCGGTCAGCCCGTTCGTGTAGTTGATGTGCCACGTCCAGCGGCCGCCCCGGGTGATGGTCGCCTGCCACTTCTGGTTGGGCGCGAAGTGCTCCACCCAGTCGATGTCACTCATGATGGCCGCGCCTTAGGCATCCTGAGGATCCCGAACCCGACAGGACCGATGCGCCAGGCGTCGCGCCTGATGATGCCGCGGTACATCCAGCCATGACCTCGTTGGACGCCCGGCCCTATGAACAGCCGGATCCAGACGTGACCGGGAAGCCAGCGGACTGTCGGTACTTCCCAGTACCAGCCGTTGTCAGGCTCGCAGTTGTGCAGCGGCGTGGTCACGGCTGCTCACCGCCGCTGCGGACGACTTTTACTTGCGCGCCGTCGTCGAGGATGCCGACCGGGTTGATGGCCGTGTCGATATGCCAGCGCTCGCGGATGATCGCCATGACATGGTCGACGTCCGCCATGGTGAGCCGGCGCTGGAATGTGATGATCAGCTTGTCGCCGGGTTTCAGGTCGAGGCGCTGCACGATACCTGTTCTCAGCCACGGGAGACGCCTGCTCATATCGTGGCCATCATCCAGGCGGCGAACCCGCCGATCATCGGTTACGGTCCTTCCGGAAAACGATGATGAGCAGGAGGGCGAGGGTAACGGTCTGGATGACGCCCTGCACCCAGTCGTGGACGCTCATGAGATCCTCCGGGCGAGATTAGGGGGCGTGCAAAATCCTGGGTGATCATTTGTTACTCGTGAAGTAGACGAGTCCCTCGGGCATGACTGGTTCCGGGGCGGTGATGACGTGCAGCGTGTTGCCGAGCGCGATATACGCGTCGAACACGGCGACGTGCAGGGTGTCTGCGTTCTTGTGTGTCACGTCGGCGATATGCCCGGCGGTCGTGTTCCTTGACTTGGCGAGGGCGCTGAGGGTGAGCGTGTTCCCGGCGGGTACTACATGCCGGTACGGGCCCGGTGCGGGCGGCCTGGGCCATTGGCCGTAGTCGGCGGCGTGCGCCTCGTCCAGGTCTACGGTCCCGCCCGCGAGCGGCACCCCGTTCCTCACCTGCCGGAGCTGCGCCCTGGTGTCGAACATGAACCAGCGGTCATCACCGGGCACCTTGACTTTCACCGCGTGGGGCGGGAGCGGGTCAGTTGCCAGCGACCACGCGTAGGTCTGCCAGCCGTACGTGATTTTCTTCGCGTCGAACGCGTGCTTAATGAACGCGTAACCGCCGTACCCGCCGGTCCTGGCCAGGCTGATCTCCGACGCCACGCCGTCCAGGTACGCCATCGCGAGTGTCCATTGGTTGGCCGTGAATGACCGCGGGTCGACGTCGCACGCGAAATACGCGGGCAAGCCCGCGAGGCCGAGCGCCTTAAGCTCAGCGTCCGCAGTCGTGGCGTCCGTCACCCCGGCGTCGTGCCCGGCGAGGATCCTGCCCGCTGTCGACTCGAACACGACCGCCACCTCCTCACCGGCGGCGAGGAGCGCGGTGAGCTCGGGCTTGGTGAGGTTCTTCGGGTTCGCGCCGGGTGACAGGTACCGGACGGCGAACTTGATCCCGGCGGGTTCGAGGGCAGAGATGCGAGGCTTACCGGTGCTGTAATCGCAGCCCTTCACGGGCGTCATGGTGCTCATGGCGTCTCCTTCGGTGGTGACGGGGTAGGGGGAACAGGCGGCGAGGTGACGTTCTGGCCGATCCCGGACCGCCTGTCGATCGCCGATGCCGGGATGGCGGCGGGCGGGTGGCTGAGGGCACGGTCAAGCACGGACTTCTCGAGCGGTGACAGCGGCGGACGCCGGTGCGTGTGCGGCGCGAAATACGCGACGATCCCGCCCAGTATCGTCCCGGTCAGGGTCGCCAGCCAGGACGGCGGCGGCGTGAACCAGTGATACACGCCGGCGAATCCGAACACGGCTGTCACGATGGTGCCGGCGCTGAATCCGGCACCGACTTTCGTCTCAATCCCGGCAGGCAGTTTCATCGGGTGGTTCCCTTCGGATAGTCCTCACGTGCCATGGGCTTGTCGTCGTCCTCAAAGAACGTGTTCCGCGCCTCGCTCACAGCCTCGCGGTATTGCTCGCTGGCGGCTGCGACAGCCTTCTCGAAGCGTTCGGCTGCCTGGTTGAGGGCTCGGACATAGTCGGGCAGGTTCATGCCGCTTGCTCCTTTCTGCGGGCTCGGGCTTCACGCCGGCACGTCAGGCACCGGCGGGTACCATCCGCCCGCACCGACGTGGTTTCAGCCCGCCACGGGTGATCGTTCCGGCATTTGCCTTCCGGGAGGCCGGT